TTCTAAGTTTTATAAAGCAGTTGGTAAAGAATTACCAAGGTCTTTTACTTCCCTCACGCGTGATATACCCGATAATGTTGTGTATAAACCTAATAATGTAGATACTGGAACGGATTTGAACAACAATGAGTTTGGTATAAACCCTAATTTTGTAAAAACCTCTGAAGAAGATGGAGGTTTATACAACGAAGAGGTTAATACAAAACCGATTGTTGTTGAAACTCCTTCCAATGGAACGGAAGAGGGTTTATACACCGAGTCCTCTGGGTATATAGAGGAAAACCAAAAATTTTGGGAGACTTAATCCTTGAACAACAGAACAATTAATGTCACTATTTATGAGGAGAAATTTCCTGCTGATGATAGTCCTTTAGCTACTGTGCGATATACAGAATACGATTCCATGAGAAGAAGAGTTGAAAAAGTAAACCAAGTTGATTATTTTGATAAAGAACATTTCCACAGTCAAGTTTTACAAGCAGTTCGCTACGGTCTTGATGTTTCGATATGCACACAGCTTAGTGTTAAAACTTTACAAAAGAAGTTAGACCTCTGGACAAGGTAGTACTACACTACTACAATATTAAAACTAGCATATCCATATATGGAATTTAAAGAAGAGGAAGTAGTAACTAAAAAATCTACTATTGATGTTCAATCGGGCGAAGTCCATAAAGTGATTGAAAAGGATAATACTGTGAGTGTTGTATTTCAAGAAGAGAAAAATGACGTTCTTGTAAAATGTGTCTTAAATCTTACTAAAGATCAGCTTGCACATATTAATAGAGAACATAATATAAAACCTTTAGCTAAAGAGCAGCTACAGGCAATACACGCAAAGAATGATGCAGCAGAAATAAAAGAAGCTGCTTTAGTTCCTGCTGATCCTGTAGTGGAGATTACAATTCCAGCTAAATTAAATGCACCTGTAAAACACTTACCAACAGAGAGTTATCCTCCTTTAAATTGGAAAGATAAAACCCCAGAAAGGGAAGCTAAAATATATCGTTCCAAAATAGATCCTGATAAAATAACTTATCTTTTAAACTACATATTTAGATGGCATAAGAAGAATAAATACCATAGAGCAAAGAAAGATAAAAACCATAATTTAGCTCATTTCTTGAAAACATATTTACCAAATAATAATGGTATGGATTTTCAGACTGCTAGACGTATTTATCTAGCACAAACTTACAAAGAGATAACTGAAGCATATAGGCCACAGTGGGTCTCATTAGTCCAAGAATTAGATCGTAACGGTTATCATAACGAAGTTCCCGATTACATAAGAAAGCATTACAACAGTTGACAAATGTGCTACAGTAGTAGAGCACATATTTATAGGTTCTTCCATGACCTCAACAATTACTAAACAAGAATATTCTGTTTATTACGGAATATCAGAATTAAAAAGATTGCAGACAGCACACAGTCTTGCATTTGATACAGAAACATTACAACTACAACCAGAAGAAGGTAAGCTCCGACTAATTCAGTTGGGGTGTTTTTCTTCTCGAACCATAGTTGTTATAGATTGCTTCGAGTTAGAACGTAGCGATTGGAACTATTTAGAAGAGTTTTTCAGCAGTCAAAATAGATACTGGTTGGCACACAACGCAGTATTCGATCTTGGTTGGCTCCAGGCACATGACATACATCTAAATGGTTTTGTTAGGTGTAGCATGATAGCCAGCAGACTACTAACTAACGGAATACCACAAACTAAACATGGTCTTGATGCACTAGCTAAGAGACAGCTAAATATGGACATATCCAAAGAACAACAGAAGTCTAATTGGGGTGCTGAAACATTATCTAAAGAGCAGTTAATATACGCTGCAAAAGATATAGAAGTATTACTGGAGCTAGATCAAGTATTAGACCAAAAACTTAGAAATGCTCAACTACACAGGGCATATACCTTGGAGTGCAGAGCTTTACCAGCTATGGCTCAGATGTGGAGAGTTGGGCTACCTTGGAACAGAGAAGAGTTAGAACAATGTCGAATTGATTATGAAGATGACATTAAAGAACTTGGTAATGAATTTATCAGAGAACTTGATAATGACTTACCACTTGGAAAAAAGTTACCTAGAAATGAAGATGGCTCGTTTAACCTTCGTGCGAAAGACCAAGGTTCAATCAGACTAGGTACTAAAAAGTATGCAGGGTTCAATATTAAAAGTTCTAAACAATTACTAGAGAAACTTGAGTTAGTTCTCGGCTATACACCAGTAAACAATGATGGTAAACCTAGTGTTGCCAAAGATGCGTTGAAAAATTGTGCGGCTGACTCTCCTACGATCCAGACACTTATCACTTGGAAACGTAGAGAAAAGCGTAGACAGATGATAGAAAGCATACAAGATAAGATGTCAGATGATGGATTTGTTAGAGCATCTTATATGCAGCTTGGGGCAGATACAGGCAGAATGTCCAGTATTAAGCCTAATAATCAGCAGATACCAAGAGATTCAGAGTTCAGACAGTGTGTACAAGCTCCCCAGGGTTGGAAGATAGTTGACGCTGATTTTTCGCAGATGGAGTTACGTCTCGCTGCTGCATTAGCGAAAGACAAGAACATGACTGCTGCATTTCAACGTGGCGAAGATTTGCATGACTATACGGCTTCACAAATGGGTTGCGATAGACAGATCGCTAAGTCGGCTAACTTTGGTTTGCTGTATGGTGCTGGTGCTGAAGGTCTACGAAAGTATGCTGGAAGTAGTGGTGTAATTATGTCTCCAGATGAAGCTGTAGAAATTCGTGACAACTGGCTAAATACATATAGTGGTATTCGAGATTGGCAGAAAGAAATGAACTATCTTTCACGATCCACGGAAGATGATGAATGGCCTGAGACTAGAGTTCCAGTATCTAATATGCGTAGGTTTTTAAAGGGCGATCTTAATAGAACTACTGTTAGATGTAATACACCGATTCAAGGTGCTGGAGCAGCCATACTAAAGTGTGCTTTAGGAAACTTATGGACACAAGTTAAAGAAGCTGGCGAAAATAAAGTAAAGATTGCTGCAGCCGTTCACGATGAATTGATACTTCTTGTTAAAGAAGATATTGCAGAAGAGTGGGCTGAGATTCTTAAAACTACAATGGAAAAAGCTGAAGCAAAGTGGTTAGGTAATGTTCCTGCACTGGCTGAAGTATCTATTGGCGACAAATGGAGTGAAGTTCATTGAACACACGAGATCGTATTCATGCTGCGGAAAAAAGAATCGCAGAGTTAAAAACTTTAATCAAACACTGGACTAAAAAACAATGATTGGTATTTGTAAAAATGAACACGGGTGGTATATCTCCAAGCACAACAAACCGCTTGGAGTAAAATACTACAAGACTCTTACGGAGGTTATGCCTGTTGCTTATGCAGAAGAATATAAGAGTAGACCTGATGAAGGATCTCTACAAAGAGATCCCGAAGGCTACCACCAAAGACCTAGCTAGTATCATTGATTTCTTAAAAAGAGCTAGAGAAGTTAGAACTGGCAAAACTCAAAAAAGGAGAGATGCCAGAAAAAAGTATGTGGAAAAGCAACTTGAGAAAGCCGATTTTCCTTTTTGGTGGTAGAGTAGTACAAGAACAACATTGTAAATGGCTCTCAAACACGGAAACAAAAGTTATTATCAAGTGCTAATCGACCCAAATAGAGCAGAACTTATAGAAAAAGCTGCTGATAAAGAGGGTATGCGTGGTACTGCATGGGTTAGAAAAGTAGCTTATGAAGCTTTACAACGTGAATTTCCTAGCTCCGAGTACAAAATAGCTGAAGCTAAAGACGAGTTGATGTGGAGAGAGTCTGTACAAAGACGAATAGAAGGGAGAAAACAAAAAAGTTAAGTTATGACAGTATCAAGATTAAAAGCACTGCCTACTACATATAGAAGGGTTCAGTTCAGATCAAGATTAGAGGCTAGATGGGCTGTATTTTTTGATAAGTTAAAACTTCATTGGGAATATGAACCACAAGGTTTTAAGCTAGATGACAGAGAGGATAAGCACCCTGACTCTTGCTATTGCCCAGATTTTTTGGTTCGTACACCCCAAGGCGAAGATATGTGGATAGAAATAAAGCCACATAATGTAAAACAAAACGATAAGTTTGATAAGTTTAAAGAGTTAATAGACTGTCAAAGAGTTTATTTGTTATCAGGACAGCCATTAGATGTTCTTCAAAATGGTCTTATGTGTCCTCGTTGTTGCGGTTTTGATATAGAC